GTCGAAACAATGTAGTGATGAGGAATGGATAAAATGGAAAAATAAGGTTCGTTTATTTATTATTCCGTCTAGTATCTATATTCTTGGAGAACGAATGGTATCAAAGGTCCGGCAATTGAAAGAACATGGTTGGGTTATCGCAGTTGGTCACTCTCATAGTCGAGGTGGGGGAGATGTTCTAGCAAAAATGTTGGGTATAGATCTGAAGAACTGTATGAAGCCTGTTATCGAAGAAGGAGATGCGAAGAAATTTGATCAGTCCGTTTTGGAGTTTTTTACGAATTTGTATTTCTCTACAATGTTAGTACATGAAGATCCATTGTCGCGCGATTATGACATGAAGAAAAAGATAATTGAGTGGTTAGCTGAGAATATGGCCGCTCGTCTGACTCGTCTTTTTGCAAATTATTGGGCTTTCGTAAGAGGCCAGGTTCCATCTGGATGTTGGAATACTAGTCATATGGACTCATGGATCATGGCTATGTATTTCTGTCTTTTCGGTTTATGGCAAATACAAAATGCCCCAGAAGAGCTTCAAGAAGAATTGGAGGAAGCCCTTTTCAATATCATCATGATTATAGTCTATGGGGACGATCATGCATGGAATAAAGGAGAAGGAGTTTCTGCACAGTATTTCTCAGCGGATGAGTTTGCACGATTTTGCAAGAAGTACTTTGATGTTGATGTCCGTGATTTAGTCACGGGCGCGACGTTTCTTAGTGATACTTTCGATGGTTTTCTAGTTCGAAAGGGTCTTACTTTTCTTCGCCATCAGTTTATTATGAATCCAGAAAAAGGACAAGGTCAGTGTAATTTTATTCCCTTTCGAGAATGGAGGGAATTTTTAATTCGAGCAGTTTGGGGGAGAGAAACTTCCTCACGAGATTGTCTTTCGGTGATGATGTCTTGCATAGGTCATGCTTATGGAACTTATGCGAGTAATTATCCAGCTTATCGTCGATTATTTCTTTTGTTTGAGTCCTTAGTTCAGATATCAGGGGTAAGTCCACATATTTCTTTGAAAGAAGCAATAGGCCGTCAAACACATGATGATCTTAAAAAACTTAGACAAATTGGAATATCTCCAGAGGAAGTATTGCGAGGATTTCCTTCTTGGAAGACATTGATTGCAAAGAATGTGATGGATTGGGATTACCATGAGACCGTTCATGATAATATTGACCATGATTATTATGGGACAGAAATGGTATTGTAAGCAGTGAGCCTTAGGCTAAAAACGTGGAGTAGTTATAGTCTGTGAGACATAAGTTTGCCAGCATAATGAGACGCG